CTAGTGTTATCAAAATTAAGCACGCCATTTGTAGGCATCACCAAATCCAAAGGCATATACGCTCTGGCGGTGTAGAAACAAGTCAGAGTCGCATCTTCTGAGCCGCCAGAACCAGATTGAATAGTAGGCGGTTCTCCTCCATTTGAAGTGTTATATCCGTAAATGTTGTTGCTGCGCGATGAGGCTGTACCATTAGTTGCGGCACGAGCAATAACGCCACCAGCAGGCTCACAACCAAATATATTGTTAAAACGAGCAGCTAAACTACCAGTTTGTTCTGAGCTTAAAAATTCTATCGCCCCAGTAGTTGTAGGTGATTCTCCACCGCCGCCATTTGCACGAAGTCCTACGAATGTATTGTTATCAGTGTCTCCAAGTTCAACAGCAGGCAGTGTCTCTATACTTTGCCAACGGGTATTTATAAATGTGTTAAAAGAAGTATTGCCATTATTCTGTATGCCGTTACCAAAGCCGCCCGTAAGCTGCAATCCTCTAGCCGTTGTGTTAGCGGGGTCGAGTGTTGAGGTAACATTTTCAAACAAACAACCCTGAACAGCAAAACCAGTAGGAGAGCCCAACGGGCCCGAAAAACATTCAGTTTTAACCGCCGCCGCAGTTGCGTTAAAAATGGTGACATTACGTACCGTCAGATTGTCGCGTGATGTGACAAGAATGCCGTATGTCGCAAGACCAGTTCCACTACCACAATCAATTAAAATAGTTTCAACCCCGCCGCCCATTTTTTTGAATTCGTTTGCTGTGCAAGTGAAATGAATAGCGGCAGTATTAAAACCCTCGTATTTAATAGTGGTTGCTGGCGTAGATAAAGTAACTGCTGACCGTGTGCCAAGATAAGTACCCTCGCCTTCGCCTTTTAACATTACGCCGTGGTTGTCGGATGTCAGCGTAGATGTAATGCGATATGTACCCTGCGGAAAATACAAAACCCCGCCGTTAAGACTTTCAAGATAATTAATACCGGCTTGAATTGCAGCAGTGTCGTTTGCTACGCCATCACCTACAGCACCAAAATCAGTGACGCTAACAGTTTCACGTAGCTTAGCTTGAACATTGGTCGCAACAGCGCCCGTGCCTGCGGGGTCATATTCAACACTTGAAGCATTGGTGGTGATACCTGTGCCGTTGATGCCGGTAATATTGTCCCAAGTAGCAATTAAAACATCAGTGCTGGTGTACAAAACAAATTTATAGTTGCTACCCGCAGTCAACCAAATTTCGCCCGTAGCAATACGGCCCGCAGAATTAAGAATAATTGGGTTGGTGTGCGGAGTAGACCCCGATGCGCTGGTGTACGTGATTTGCGGTGTTGTAGTGCCTGCTGCGTATGAATACAGCTTACCGCCCGACAGAATATTGCCGCTATTGTCAAGAAATTGAGCGCCTGCGCCAGCAAGTGCGGAAAGATTTACAGTCATGCTAAGAACCTTAGTTTGTACAGAGTGCGTAGATAAATCTCAACAATATTGTCAATCAACTGCTGTAAAGATGAGTCTGATTTATCGCAGACATTGTACCGAGCGCCTTCAATTTCAGCCAATGAGTCTTCTAGGAACTCAATGACGTTGCTGGTCTTCTTTGCCGAATGCAAAGTGATCGGGCCGATCAAGCCGTGACGGCCTTGGTAGGCTTCGGCAAAATCATCAGCCGCACCAACGATGCGGTTGTAAAAAATGTTAAGCGCTTCGTGCTTGCTAAAGCTGCGGGTGTTCAAGTGAACGCTGTGCGTCACGTCACGGGCTAGAAATAAAATTCCTATGAAGTCAGCGGCTTTCATTGTGGCATTCCTTGTTCGGGTGGCGTCATCTCCATAGGCATGGATTCCTCACGCATCTCGGGCATCTGGTTCATCATGCTTTGCGACTCCATCGCCGCAGCAACCACGCCCATCGCAATGTCCTGAATCTGCTGCTCAGTCATGCCAGCCTGCACTGCGCTAATCCGCTTGGTTTCGGCGTCATACACTTTGACTTGCGCTTCAAGGTCTTTACGCTGCATGTCTTGCATCTCAATAGACTTGCCCACGTTCTGGATCATCTGGTGCATCTGCTCCATCTCTTGGCCCATCGCTTGCATCTGCTGCTGCGCGGCTTGCAGTTCTGGATTGTCTTCGCCATCGCTCATCAGCTTCGGATCAATAGTCTTGGCAAAGCGTTTCGCCATCTCTTGAGCGCCAGGCCAATCCATGTTTTTGACAAACAGATCGCCAGCCACTGCCCACAATTGCGGGTTGCCTTGCAACAGTTGGGCCATCGCCTCCAACGCCTCTTGGCGCTTGGTCGCGTAGCCTGGGCCGGTGGTAGCCACCACATCGTATTTGCCCACGCCAGGGTTGTAGACTTTCTCCATCACAATGCCGCGCTCGTCAACAATCTTGTTGACTGGCTGCTCTTGGTCAGGGTTGATCTTGACCATCTTTGTCTCGCCATCTTCACCGATGATGCGAGCAATGCGCTGGGTGTCGTAAATTTTTGGGATCAAGTCCACAAGCTGACGGGCCACGTGCCGAACACCACGGGCTAAGTTGTCGCCATAGTGGTATGTGCCCACATCGCCTTCGCGCTGACGCGCAAGAATCGCTTTTCCTGAGCGTTCGTTGCTGCCCATGCCCAAAGATGCGTTGTATTGGCCGGTCGTGGACTTGATGTCCTCAGATGCGCCAGCCTTGGCTTGCAGCAGGCCGCTGGAAGCCATCGGTGGCTGTGCCCTAGCTGGCAGTGGCAAAACAGCGCCTTGGCCGTCTGTGACGTCTGGGTTGACCTCCAGATACGGCCAGTTGGTCGTATTTGCGGTCTTCCACTTGTCTTCGTAGCCCTCAAACTGCCCGCCGTAGCCAATAAACGGCGCTTTGGGGGCCAAGGCCAGCATCTCGGCTTCTTGGCTGACCCAGTAGTTGTACATGCGCTGGGCATCCTTGGCGTTACGCACCAAGCCCGACACATACAACCGGCCATCAACTTCAAACTCGTTGCCCACGATGCGGATCACGGGGATGTATTTGCCCGCCCAATCGCGTTTCTCAAGAATTTCGTAGCCGTTGATCTTGCAGTACTTGACCTTTTGGCGGTCGGCCTCGCGGCTTTTCTTGGGTTTGCCGTAGATGGCTTTTAGCTGCTTGTCCTCGGGTGTGCCCTCAAAGGCGGTCACGTTGCCTGGGTACAAGTTCAGCGTAGCGCGGTCAAAGTCGATGTAGTAGTAGTCAGCGACACGGATCGTGTCTTCGTTGAGCCAGTTGCTGATCGACTGATCGCCCACACCCAAAGATTGCAAAGTTGTAATGGGCGCTGCATCTGGGTACTGACGCTCGTACTCTGCGCGGGTCAGGTCTTCGGTGATAAAGCAATACTTGGCGTCTGCGCCAGTTGGGTCTTGGATCATCGGATCCATGTAAACCGAAAACGAATTGCGAACGCGGCCAATCTTGATGTCTTGGTCAAAGGTGTTGTCGTCGCAGTACTCTGTAAGCAAGCGCAAGTAGCCTTCGCCGTAGGACACTTGGTTTTCGCAGGCCGTGTCGTAGGCCACGTCAGCATCCGAGATGTACTCGATGTGCCGAATCATGCCGTTAAAAATATCGGCGACTTCCACATCAGCGTTGTCGTCCACGGGGATGACTTTAGCGCCTGGTCGATTCTGCCGCTGGTCGTTTGTCACCTGACGCACGTGCTGTGGCAGCTTGTTGATTGTCAGGCACGGGCGAGCGTTGATCGTCTGGCCCTGCACCGCACCGCGAGTCGCCAGCACATCGGCCGGCCACTGCCAGTGGTTGTCCGGTGATCCAGCGTAAAACTTCAGGTCATCAATCTCATCTTCACGCGACTCAGACAGGGCCGACATCGCCATATCAAGCCGTGAGCGTGCGGTAGCCAACACGCTGGCGTCGGTTTTGTCTTTGGCCGAACCACCAACAGCAACGGCTGCGGCGGCGACTATGCCTGTTGGGTCTGCCATTATTTTTTCTTTTTCGCGGCTGCTTCGCGTTTAACAGCGTAAGCAATTGCTAGGGCCTGCTTCACAGGTTTGCCAGCGGCCACTTCGGCCTTGACATTCTTGCGAAAGGCTTCGGGTGTTTTTGACTTAACAAGCGGCATTACTTAACCCCCATAAATTTACGCAATTGTTGCACATACTGCGTTTGTTCGGGCGTAGGTGCTAACGCCGAAGGATCGTTGGATAAAATCCTAGCCGCTATTGTAGATGCACGATCTACCGGATTTTGGCTGTATGTCGCAAAAGCGGCTTCTTGTTCTGGCGTCAGTGAAAATTGAGGTGCTGGCATCAGCCCTTTACGCATGTGTACGCGGGCAGCTTCATTGAGCATGACAGCTTGCTTTTCTTGGTCTGTTAGCTTGCTGTACGGATTCATAATTATCCGGTCATCTTCAGCCGCCATGCCTGCTACATTGGGGTTTTTCTTAAAGTAGTCTTCTTCGCCAGGGTATAGGTCGGGCCGAGTGCCTATCCCGTAGACACCTTTAGGAAAACCGCTTGCTGCACCACCAGGCATTTACTTCTTCTTTGCAGTTTTAGCCGACTTTATAAAGTCTTGCTTGGTCGGCGCAGCTTTGCTACCAACCTTGTTCATCTTTTCGCCAGAACCGGCTTTAATGCGTTCTTGCTTTGCGTGAATGTTTGCGTAGAGGCCAGGTTTTGTTGCCATGATTAGCACTTCCATCGTTTGAGTGATGCCTTGGCGCGTTCTGCATCGCCCTTGGCGTTCTTGACCACGCCTTCCATCCTCGCGCAAAACGATGCCTTGCGGCCCTCGTCTGCCTTGGTCTTGGGGTTTGGGGCTGGCGCTTTGAGGTTTGAGCCTGTAGCTGCGTTGTACTTGGCTCTACCCTTCTCGGTCAGGCCAGCGCCCTTGGATACGGGCAGTTTTTCGCCGCGTCCGACAGACAAGGAAACACTTTTTTTCGTTGCCATCTAGCTTCCCATCCAAGATGTGTTGGCCGAAGTGTCTGAATACGTCCGGCGGGTGGTTGTGCGCGCATTGTACTCGCCCCGATGGGCCACGGGAAACGCAAAAGTCACGCAAATAGCGTCCGCAGCATCCGGTGAGGCTAAACCACGCGCCTTCATGTCTTTTTTCGACTCCAAAAAGATCGTACCCCGTGAATCAGGCTTCATCATAGGCGAAATTAAGTCCGTCTTCAAGAACCGATCATTGGGAATACTGGCCGACTTCAGCCACTCCCGCATATCACCCCACATTTGCGCCCGCATATTGCCATACATTATCGGGTTTTTGGCCTTGTTGCCAAAGTTAATGCCCTTGATCTTGTAGCGCTGCTCTTTGAGCCTATCAACAATCCCCGCCCCCAGCCCACCCTCGTCAATCACCACCATCGCAGGCTTGAACTCGTCAATCGCCTCAATGATGTGGCCCACCACAGTCATGGTGTCGTCCCCCCGATGCCGGTCAATCCGCACAATGTCCCGCCCCTGCCGCACCGCAATCACCGTGGCGTCAGCACCAAACCGCGCGGGGTCAACCCCGATAATAATCGGCGCAGACTGATCCTTGTACTTTTCACGCTTCATCGCACCATCTACCACATCCGCTGGTATGAACTGATCATCCCCCTCAGACGGAAACATGCCGTACACCTCAACGTGCGACTGGCTTGACTCAGGCCCATACTCGTCAATGATGTTCTGGTAAACGGCCTTGTCGGTGCCCTCGACCGTGCGGGCGTCCACCACCTTATTCGTCCAGAAATCCCGTTTGGAATTAAAGCACTCGTAGAAGTACCCCGTGTTACGCCGTGGGTTAGAAAACGCCAGCCACAACCTGTTCGGGGTGTTCTCGGTAAAAAAGCCCGCCGTCACCGCCCAAATCGAGTCATCAATACCTGACGCTTCATCAAAAATCACCATCACACCATCGTGATTGTGAACACCCGCATACGAGTCAGGATTCTCAGCAGACCACAGCCTGCCCTCCACCGCCCAGTACCGCGTGCCCTTACGCAAGTCCTTTTCCACCAACTCCGTCAACCAATTGGCCGGAGCCACCTTCGTAGCGCTCACCTCAAACCAGTGCGAATTGATACTCATCGCCAGCCACTTCGTGATCTCAGCCCATGTCACCGCCCGCAACTGCGACTCACTGTTGGCCGAAATAATCGTGGTTGAGCCAATGCGCGTTGATAGCATCCAGATGGTAAGCCAAGACACCAACGCCGACTTGCCAATCCCCCGCCCAGAACTCACCGCATGTCTGAGCGTCTCAAAATCCACCAGCCCCTTTTGACGCTTAATGTGCGCGGTGATCTCCCGCAGCACCTCCCGTTGCCACTTCCTCGGCCCCTTGAAATTCGCCAGCGGCGTGTTCTCTTTCCCCCAAGGAAACGCAAACAACACAAACGCCTCCGGATCATCAGCCAACGCTGGTGACCACAGCGTTGCCATTAGCTCTTGCTCGTCTTCGGGCTTGTAGATTGTGGTTTGCATTTATTTAGGCCATCGCATTTGCAAGGTGGTTTGTGATAGACGCAATTGGCTGGCCTTCTTTGATAGCTTTACGCATCTCCGGCGTAATGTCTAGGTAGCGCACTGTTTCTTTGTTTTGGTACATTGACGGCATTCCATCAATGGTGCTTCGATCAGTAGGAACTTGTGTCTCACCTACCTTTGCACCGTACTTCTTGCCTTGCTTTTCAAGGAAAGCAGGGTAAATCTCATCGTAGTATTTTTTCATGCCCTCGCCGCCGACCTGCAAATCAACGCCCTCAAGTGCCTTAACGCCCATGCTGTTGCTCTCTGCATTAAGTAGCTTTTGAGCAACCTCTTTGCCGACAATGCCTGGAAGTTCTTCAGGGGTCACAGACTTGTTGATAATTTCATTGCCGCGACTGTCAAAAGCCTTAAAAACAGTGCCGTATTTGTTTGCTTGTTTTGAATCGGGAGGGCTGTAATAAACCTTGCTGATCTGTTTGCTCAAGTCATAGCGCTCTGCTTGCTGCTTGCCCGTTGTGAGGCCAATCCTGTCATAGCCCTTGTCCACCGCCTCTTTTAGCGCCCTCTTTAGCGCCAGTTGATGCCATGTGTCTTTAAAAGGTGCGTCTGGGACGCTCTCACCACCCATTCCAGCACTTCTATTGCGCTCAACAACACTTCTTTGTTCGCTGTTTAAATCTGCAAAAGATGGGTCATTTTCAAGTTTGTTTTGGTTATACCATTTCTCTAAATTTTCTTTAGTTGCATATCCCCTCTCCCTCCCAGCCTGATGCCAATCTGACTGCACTTCCTCAATCAGCAGCATTTTTTTGCCGTCAGCATCCACTCGATCATTGACCCGCATGTGGGCCAAGATGTTGGGTTCGTCAAAATGGGACGATCTGTATTCTGGTGCCGCTGAGGCGTTTCTAGCTTGCGCTGGCATTGCGTTTGTAATTTCTTGCTGTCGTGCAGGATTTAACTGCGCCCATTCTGGCTCACCACCACGCTTAACAAATTGCGTGTAGTAATTTTCCGCTGCCTTGCTTGCTTCCATTGGCTTGTTGGGCAAAGTCAGCAAAATTTCACGATAGTTCTCACCACCTGGCAGTTGGAACTTGTGGTACTTGCTTGGTATCCTTTCAGGAACTACATACGCCGCATCTGCTTGTGCGTCCCTGACATTTTGCAATGTGTTTATTTTTTCTTGCAATTGCGTAGGATTGTTTACCGGCATTATGGAATGCCTAAGCCGTTCTTCCTGATTCATGCCCAAATAGAATTTACGCGCTTCGTCTACATTTGCAAATTCTTTAACAGCAACACCACCAAATCTGTCCGTAATGCTGGTCAATTCAGCCTGTTCATGTGCGGTCAATGGCTCGTTTCTGTAAACCCTGTTTTGCAAAACTATGCCGCGCTGCTTTTCTTCTGGGCTAACTTGCCTGTTAACCAGCTTATAGCTAGGGCTGTCCATCTCTTTGTACATAGCCTGTATCTGCGGCTCGTACTGATCAAAAATTTCTTTGCGTTTAGCTATGCCTATTGGGTCTTCACTAACAGCCGCACCCAACTGCTTCTCTTGCACATTGATACGATTGCTAGCAATAAAGTCTTGCACCTCTTGACGGGTCACGTTAGTCCTACCCCTCAAGAACGCATCCAACCCCATTGTCTCCATCTCATACTTCTTAACATCTTGGCCCTTCGCCAGATCGTTAAGGAACGATTCACCAGTGCCTTGTTTGCGGGGAATGTTCAAAGCCTGCTGCTCCACCGCGCTGTAAAAGCCCAATGGCGATACTTCTGCCCTTGGCTTTACGCTTTGAGCCAACTGATTTGCGTTAAATTTAGGAGCCTCAGCCGGTAGCACCCCAGGCATCAACCCTTGCCTCTGCAAGTACCCCTCAGACATCCTTGCTACTGTTGGCCCCAACGTCCTACCCGTGGCAAACGCAGCCTGCCTAGCCGCCCTTGCAGCTTGCAATGCCTCCATTGGCGTCAATGGCACTACCGCACCAACATTGGCCGCTGCTGACTGTGCAGGGCCTTGTGGTGGAAAGGGCAAAGTCCTTAGCAACTCTTGCGAGCCATACGGCACTTGCGTCTGCGGGCCATAGTCCACATCACCGTACATCTCCATTGGCATGGGGCTACGCACCAAGTTCGCCACGTCCGATGGCAAGCCTAGCGTAGCTGCCAACCTGCCCCTCAAAAACTGCAACGGCATCTCAGCGGCCAGTCTAGGGTCTTGGATAGTTCGATTGCGCCTTAACTGCGGGTAGTACCCAAACGCAGCACCTAGCGCGTTCTGGCCTTCAGGGGTGAGTGCGTTGTTTATCGGCATAGCTCGATGGTAAATGATATTTCTAAAAAATAAAATAAAAATGTTCGTGGGGGCACCGTCACCGCGGCCCCTTGGCGCTCGGCCCTACCCCCCCCCTCTTTTTTGTG